GCATTCGGGGGCAGTCCAAGCCCGTGGACAAGGCGCTGAAGACGCCGAAGACGAAGGAGTTCGAGGGCAAGTCGCAGCGGCAGATCGCGCAGGAGGTGCTCTCGGCGCATGGGCTGGAGCTGGTTGGCGCGCCGCCCGACGTGACCTTCGAGCGCGTGACGCAGCGCCGCGAGCGCGATCTGGAGTTTTTGCAGCGCCTGGCCAATGACTACGGCGCCTTCTTCGCGGTGAAGGGCAAGAAGGCGGTCTACACGGATCGCGCCGCGCTGTTCTCGGGCTCCCCCGTGCGCATGCTGACGCGCGGCGATCCGGCGATCGTCGCCTATCCGCAACTCACGCACAAATCGGACGGCACGCACACCAAAGCGCGCGTCTCCTATTTCGACGGCAACCGGAAAAAGCTTATCGAGGTCGAGGCCGAGGATCGCGAGATCAAAACCGGCGACACGCTGCGCATCGATGAGCGGGTGGAAAATGAAGGGCAGGCCCGGAAACTCGCCCGATCGCGCCTGCAAAAGGCGAACATGCAGGCCTGGCAGGCGACCTTCGAGATCGTCGGCGATCCCACCTGTCAGGCCGGGCAGACCGTGAAGCTCAAAAAGTTCGGCCGATGGGATCGAGCCTACATCATCATGACGGCGCGCCATCGCCTCGCGAGCGGCGGCTACACAACCAGTCTGGAGCTTTCCGATGCGCGGCAGTCAGCAAAGTAGCGCGCGTCAGGGGAGCGCGCAGTTCAAGCGGGGCGTCATCGAGAAGATCGACGAGAAGCTGTGGCGCGCCCGCGTCAAATTCGAGGACGAGGACGGCGTGCAGAGCTTCTGGCTCTCGATCGCCGCGACCGGGGCGAAGGGCAATCGTCACGCGCATACGCATCGCGAAGGCGAGCAGGTCGCCTGCCTCGTCGACTGGCGCGGCGAGGACGGCGTGATCGTCGGCGGGCTCTATTCCGAGAAGGACGAGCGGCCGGAGGCGGCGAAGGAAAATTATCACGTCGCGTTCGAGGACGGCGCGGTGCACGAGCACGATCCGAAAACCAAGACGCATCGCATCCAGATGAAGGAGGGGAAACTGTTCCTCTCCGTGAAGGAGGCGCGCGTGCATATCGCCGACGGCAAGGTTTTCCTGTCGTCCGGCCAGACGCGCCTGCTCATCACCGACGACGGCATCATCGTGTCGCGCCCGATCACGCTCGGCGCCGTCGACGACATCCCTGTGCCGTCTGTGAGGAAATCATGAAACGAATTGCCGCTCTCATCGCTCTTTTTGTCGCGCTGCTCTGCCCGGCGCTCGCCGATCCACAGACGACGCTGCCGGACGGCACGGTGCTGAAGGGATATGCGCAGACGAAAGGCTATGCGCCGATCCTGGCGCTGGCGCCGCTCGACGGCGCGGGATGGGTCGCCGATCTTGCGGCGATGCGCGCCGCCCAGCAGGCGCAGATCAACGCCACGCTCGGCGCGACGCTGACGCCGCCGATCCAGACCATCGGGCAGTCGAAGACCGTCACCGAGATATCGCAGACGCTCACAGCGACGGGCAATAGTGGCGTTATCGCGAACCAAGGGACGACAATCCAGGCCTCGATTACGCTCGGGGCATTCGGCGGGACGTCGCCCGCTCTCCAACTTGCATTTCAGGTTTGCAGCGACGGGGGGGTCTCTTCGTGCCGAACGGTCTGGAGCGCGCCGAACGTCACGAGCGGCTCCCGCACGTTCGAAATGCAGCCGATGACGATGGGGAGCCCCTATCGTTGGGTTTGGACGATCGGCGGCACGACGCCCACAATCCCGCTCGCGATCGCGACCACGCGCGGCGCTGGCTACGCGCCATTTTATGTCGAGATCGGCTTTGACGGGCTCTTTTCCTCGTCGGGGGCCGGCAGCTCGACGAACCCATTGCCCGCAGCCGGCTGCAAGCAGTTCACGTCGACGATCACGCTCGGCTCCGGGACCGCCCCGACGCTTCAGGGCCAGATGTCGGTCGATGGCAATTCAAACTGGATCAACGTCCCCGGGGCGGCATGGACCCCGACAGCCGCGGCGACGACCATCAATACCAACCCCATGGGCGGCGCCGTCGGCGGGTTCTTCCGTTGGAACAATACGGCGACGGGCACCGCGACGATGTTGGGCTTTTCATGGCGCTGCAACTGAGGACCGGCATGAAAAAGATCATCCTCGCAATCATCCTCGCCGCCTGCTGGCTCGGCTTCCGCGCGGCCCACGCCCAGACGGTCCCTTACGACTTCATGGGCGTCAATCATGGCCGCGACCCCGTTGCGACGCCCTATCCGAGCTATGCGCCGCATCAGCGCATCTGGAACGCCGGCGTCGGCGCGACGGCGCACGCGACCTTCTGGGACAAGATCGAGACGGCGCAAGGCGTCTACAACTGGTCCAATCTCGACGCCATCCTCGACGCCTTGCGGGCGCGCGGCGCGCGGGCGATCTACACGCTTGGCTTCGATACGCCTTTTTGGGCATCGGCGACGCGCGACATCGAGACCGACGCCAAGCGCCAAAGCGTCGCGACCTTCGTGACCGCGCTGATGCAGCATGTCTCCGCGCGCGGCCAGTGCTTCTACGCTTTCGAGCCCTGGAACGAGGCCAATAACGGCACGACATGGTGGGTCGGGTCGGACGAGGATGTGGCGCGCGTCATGCGGGTCGTCTATCCGATCGTCAAGGCGGCGTGCCCCGGGACGATTGTCGAAGAGGGCAGCAACACGATCGCTGGCGATCCCTCCTCCAAGCCGTGGCCGTCGAGCGCCGTGCGGCACATGCAGGGGATCATGTCCGCCTGCGCGACGGGGCCGGCATGTTTCGACGTCGTGAACATGCACGCCTATCTTCCGGGTGTCTCGCTCGGCCAGACGAATGACGCGGTGAAATGGGCGCCGGAGCTGACCGCCGCGCTCGCGACGCAGGTCAAGGCGGTCGCGATCGCCAACGGCTTCGGATCCCTGCCGGTCCATTTCAACGAGGGCTATGTCGGCGACACGGGCGCCAGCGCGCCGGCCGACAACGACGCCTGGGCGGCGTCTCAGGCCATCCAGACCTTGCTCCTCGCGAGCGCGGGCGCGGCGACCTACGATCCGTTCTCCTTCGGCACCTACTGCGTCACGCAGGTCAATTGCGCCAATCTCGCGGGCTCGGGACCGTTGGGTCTATCGCGTCCGGGGCTCGCGCTGCGCGAGGTCACGCGCTGGCTCGCCGGGGCGACCTTCACGGCGCCGCTGGCGCGCGCCAGGGGGGCCAATCTCATCACCGTCGCGCCGAACGCGGCGGGCGTCGCAACCGGCAAGATCGCGGGGCCGGGCGGCTGCGCCAACGAGCCGGCCGGGACCGGATCGCTGCCCACGGGCTGGACGCTCCAGGCAAACGGGTCGGGCGTGAGCTATTACGTGCTCGGCTCCGGGACCCTCTCCGGCGCGGCCTATATCGACCTGCGCATCTGCGGGACGGACGCCACGTCGGGGAGCGGGACAAGCCAGGACCAGATCAGGTTCGCCGATCAGATCGCCGCCGTGACGGGCGACAATGTGACGCTCGGCATGTGCTGGGAGCTGCGGGCCGGCTCTCTCTCGGGCTTTTCGGAGTTCGGGCAGCAGGTCAGCGAATATAGCAACGTGATGGCCTATCAGAGCCAGTTCGGCCTGCAGGCCAATCTGCTGCCGATCATGGGCGCTCCGGCGGCAAGCCAGTGCTACGAGACGCGCTACCAGATGCTCGCGGCGGGCGCGGCCAATCTGCGCCCCTACATCTCGTGGAAGCGCTGGTATGACGCCGGAGCGCCGATCGCCGCCGACGCGACGATCCGCATCATGTCCCCCGCGCTCGATAAAAACGCGACGCAGTGGACGGGCGCGATCTCCAAGCCCGGCGGCTATGCGGCGACAATCGCATGGGAGGCGTCGGATACGCGCTCGACCGTCACTGTTCCGGCCGGGACCGTGCGGGCGCGGGACATGTATGGGCAGGTCTATCAGTTGACGCCCGGCGCGTCCTTTCCGCTGCGTCCGCACGAGCCGGTGATCTTCGAGACGAGGTAGCGGGGCTCCCTTTGCAAATTTCCAAAATTCTGCAAACTGACCAAACTGCCTGTCTTCGAATGAGGCTGTGACGCCGTCACAGCGAAAGCATGTCCCCCTCACGCGATGAAGGGGCATGCTCGACTGGCGCACGATCGATTATGTGCACTGGGCGCTCAAGCGCGACGCGCTGGGCGCGGTTGTCTTCGGCCATCTCGACCCCTTGCAGGCCGTGCGCGCCATCGCGCTCACCGAGAAGGGCACGTGCCCGCTGCATCCCGAGAAATGCGTGCGGCTCGTCCGGTGGATCGACGAGCCGGAGCACATCGCCAAGCCCAATATCGCCCGCGAGCTGTGGGACGCCGTGACGACCTACGAGCCGCGCGTCGTCATGCAGGACGTGACGTTCCGGGGCGTCGAATATGGCCGCTGGGCGGCGGTGATGAAGGTCGTGCTCGCCGGCGATATCGACAAGCGCATCCAGATCGTGGAAGTCCCTCTCGGCGGAGGCGTCTGATGCACGCGGCGCTCTTTTCCGCTCGCTCCGGGCCAGCCCGACCGCTCGCGAATGGGGGCGCGTGATGGCGCGTCTCGACGATCCGGGGCCTTTCAACCTCGAAGCCCTGCGCGCGCTGCCCGCGCCGGAGCTGTTCGAGCGCGATCCGAAGATCCTCGAACAGCAGCTCGTCGCCTGGTATGAGGCGGCCTCGGGCAAGACGCTGTTCCCGATGCAGCCGGAGATGCTGCTCATCGGCATGATCGCCTATCTCTGGTCGCTGATGGCCGAGGAGGCGCGCGTCGCGCATTTGCAGCGCTACGCGGCGCTCGCCGACGAAGCCTGGCTGGCGCAGCTCGGCGCCCAGCCGGGCATCGAGACGCCGCGCCTCGACGCCGTCGCCGCGACGACGACTTTGCGCTTCACCCGGGCGAACCGGGGACA